CTATATCAAAGCAATTGCAGAAGAACTTAGAGGACTTGCAGTAGAAACAAATGTACCGATTATGTCTGCAACCCAGACAACTAGAACTGGTTACACATCGACAGATATCGGACTTGAAGACACTTCAGAAAGTTTTGGTTTGCCTGCAACGGCAGACTTGATGTTTGCACTCATCTCTACAGAGGAACTAGAAGACCTCAATCAGATTGTGGTCAAACAATTGAAGAACCGATACAATGACCCAACCATGAATAAGAGATTTGTATTGGGAATAGACAGAGCAAAGATGCGTCTGTATGATTGTGAACAGGAAGCACAGGAAGATTTAGTTGATAGTGGACAAGACGAAAATGTATTCGATAACACACCGTTTGCTGGAAAGAGCAAAGGATATGAGAAATTCTCTGACCTCAAGGTATAAGAAGAAACAGGATATCAAATACTATACTGACGTAAACCTTGAGACAAAACTATGGGAAGTCATCGAACTTCCAACACGAAGAGTTGTGCAAGCTTGTGAATTTGAAGAAGATGCAACAAGGGTTTGCCACCATCTAAACAAACACAAACCGTTTGGTGAGTATCCACTACCTAATTTTTTGACAATGAGGGGTTGACTTTATTCCCAAATCACTTATAATATAAATAGAGGTATAAATTATATGGAGTGATTGAAATGTACACCTTACGTCAGTATATTACTGAAGCGTTAAAAGCAGAGGATTACGAGGCCGCAATTGTTATGGGTTGGTATGAACTTCATAACAGAGAACTTGATAGTAAGTCTGGTATTTCATCTAAAACAGTTGAAACAATTAAAAACAATCCACAAGCATTAGACGCTGGTAGAAAAATTGCAAAATTTATTCTTGATAAAAATTCTGGTTTGGCAGGTTCAGACGCAGAACAATATGGTCGTGCATCTACAAAACTAACAAAGTTTTGGACTTCATACGGTGCATCAAATAAAACACCGAAAACAGATATTTTAATTGGTGATATGCGATTTTCTTTGAAAATTGGTATGGCACAATTGATGTCTGGTGGCAAATCAGAAAGTACCGCAACTTTTTACGCCGCATTAAAAAATGTAAATACTTCTCTTACTAAAACCCCAGAGTTTCAAAAAACCACTGAAATACTAGAATCATTCGTAGAAGCTTCACTTGCACCAACTAAACTTAGACCACTGATTAAGTCTGGTGAAAATCCTGTTGTGAATGCTGGAGAAGCAGCGCATAAAGAATGTATGACCGCAATGGGAGCTCTATTTGAATCTAGTAGGGAATTTAAAATCGCATTCGCAAGAGAGGCAATGTCTGGATTTGAAAAATTTGGTGAGAATGATAATGCGGCAGCAGAGTATATGTTAGTTGCATCTCACGATGGTAGTAAGGTTGCAATTCACAGTGTTTATGATGATACATACTGTGAAAAGATTGCAGATAAAATGAAACTACAAGCAAGATTCAAAACATCATCTCGCAAATTGAAGGGAAAGAAAACTGGTGAATATAATTATTGGTCAGTTATTTCACTTATTGTGGATGCTATGGATGAAGAATTATTAAATCATGATGGAGAAATCTTGAATGAATTTGCATTCTTAGGTAAGGTATCAAAGAAAATTAAAGGTTTCTTTTCTAGGGTTTGGAAGAAGGCATCGTCATTCTTCAAATCCAGCACTAGTAAGATGTTAAAGTTTTTAAATATAGAACCAAGTGTATCTCATAATAAGGAGATTACTTTTGATTAGTTTGATGGAAAATAAGGCAGGAAAGAATCTGCACTTAGAACATATTGAGGATGAAATACTTAACTTTGGTGTGCCTGGTGGTCGTGCTGCAATTAACTTCATGCGTTCATTAAGAGATATGTTTTCTGGTGCAAGTCGTAGTTCAGTAAACATGACTGTGAAATGGGATGGGGCGCCTGCAATATTTGCTGGTATTGACCCAGAAGACAATAAGTTTTTTGTTGCAAAGAAATCTGTTTTTAACGTAGAACCAAAACTCTACAAGACGGAGGCAGAAATAGATGATGATTTATCTGGAACACTTAATTCTAAATTTAAAATCGCACTTGCAGAATTTTCTAAGTTGGGTATCACAGGGGTACTGCAAGGTGACCTCATGTTTACAGACGATGTTGAAAAAACAACCATTGACGGCACAAAGTATTATACTTTTCAGCCTAATACTATTGTATATGCTGTTCCAACAGATAGTGACCTTGGTAAAGTAATCAACAGTGCAAAGATTGGTGTCGTATGGCATACAACATATACTGGTTCTGCACTGCAAGATATGAAAGCATCATTCGGTGCAAACATCAGTAAACTGAAAAAGACATCTACAGTATGGATGGATGATGCAACTTACAAAGACACATCTGGTACTGCAACATTTACATCAACCGAAAATGCAGAAGTAACTGGTCACTTATCAAATGCTGGTAAATCGTTTCACCAAATTAACTCTGCGAAACTATCTAAGTTCCTTAGATTACAGAACTCACTGACAGGTAAACTGGTTGGTGCATCACTCAAGACATATAACAACTCAAAGGTTCGTAAGGGTGAAGCAATCAAGAATCCAAAACAACACGCTGCTGGATATATTACTTGGGTTGAAAATCATTTTGCAAAAGAGGTTGACAAGGTAAAAACTGAGAAGAGTAAAGATGTTCTGAGAACAAAAGGTAGAGAATACGCAAGAGAATTTAAGAAAGATTTAACAAACTTAGAAGCGGTTATTGCGTTCCAATCGCATTTGGTAAATGCAAAGATGGGGATTGTAAAAAAACTAAATAGTGTTAAAGGTTTAACTGATACTTTTATTAAGACTAGTAATGGATTTAAGGTGACAAACCCAGAGGGTTATGTTGCAATTGATAGAGTATCAGGCGATGCAGTGAAACTTGTTGACAGAATGGAATTTAGTTTTAATAACTTTACTGCAATAAAGGCATGGGATAAATGAGAACTTTTAAAGAATTATTTGAAGACGAAATAGACGAAAAACAAACGCCTGCTCAAATTATGCAGAATCGCAGAAAAATGAGTAGACGTATGAAAATTCTTGCAAGGAAGTCATCCACTAAGATGAAGAAGAAGAGAGCAAGAATAAGACGCCGTGACCCAGATGCGTTACAGGCGATTGCAAAACGTCAAGCAAAAATGATGGTTATCAAACGTAGTTTAGGCCCAGAGGTCAACTACAAAGAACTCCCCATGCAAAAACGTATTCAGATTGACCAGAAGATTGTTGCCAAGAAACGTAAAGTGATTGACAAGATATCACAGAAGATTCTTAGAAAACTAAAAGCTGGTGAGGGTGAAAGAATTAAACAAGCAAAACTTGCAAAGGCGGGAGATTGATATGAAGACTTTTAAAGAAGCAAGAGGTGACACCGCTGTATTCACATTTGGTAGATTTAATCCACCCACAACTGGTCACGAAAAACTTATAGACGCACTTGCAAAGGAACAGGGGAAGAACCCAGGCGCTCCCATGTATGTGTATCCATCTCATTCTCAGAACCCAAAGAAAGACCCACTTCCACACAACAAGAAGGTTGCGTATATGAAGAAGATGTTTCCAAAATACAAAAGAAACATTACAGTCAGTCGTGCGAGAAATGTATTCGATATCGCAGTTGAACTACACAACAAAGGACACAAAGCAGTCGTTATGGTTGTTGGTTCTGATAGAGTGGATGAATTTTCAAACTTATTAGACAAGTATAATGGTGTAGAGGGTAGACACGGTTTCTACGGATTCGATGATATTAAGGTAGTATCTGCTGGAGAACGTGACCCAGACGCAGAAGGTGTAACAGGAATGTCTGCATCTAAAATGCGTGCCGCTGCAACTGCAAATGACTTTGACCAGTTTAAACTTGGTCTTCCAAAAGGATTTGCAGATGGAGAAAAATTATTTAATGATGTTCGTAAGTTTATGGGCGTCAAAGAAGAATTCAATCTTACAATAGAAGAACTAAATCGTGACCTTTATATTCGTGGAGAGATTTGGAATGTTGGTGATGTTGTGAAAACAACAGATGGTGACGAAGGAACTATTATCAGAAAAGGCACTAACTATGTTGTGTTTGAAGACTTGAGAAGAGTGTGGTTACATAATCTTGAGGAAGTAAAACAGGACAAAGACATCAAAGATAGAGAAGGTACACAACCAGCAAAGTATTATGCAAAAGGTGCTGATGGTAAAACTATGAAAAAGTCTACCAAGCAATCTAGAGCAAGACACTTTGAAAAGGGTGCGAAGATGGATGATGACAATCCTGCCGCATATAAACCAGCTCCTGGCGATAAAGGTGCGAAAACCAAACTGTCCAAGTACACTAAGAAATACAGACAGATGTATGGTGAGACTGAGGAAAGTCTTTGGGCAAACATTCATAAGAAGAGAGAAAGAATCAAAAGGGGTTCTGGTGAAAAGATGAGAAAAGTTGGTGACAAAGGCGCACCAACACCAGACCAGATGAAACGTGCAAAGGGTGAGTCTGTCACAGAAGAAATGAAGTGTCCGCCTGCAACTCAAGACGTAAAGATTAATACGACAAATAGAGATGCAACAATCAAGAACTTTAACTATGGGCCACTGAATGTTGACGAACCAGGCGATTACTGGAAAGATATTGCAAAGTACTGGAAGACAACTGAAGAGGCAGCAAAGAAGTCAGTATGTAACAATTGTGTTGCATTTGATGTATCACCAAGAATGTTAGAGTGTATGCCAGGCGAAACATCTGATGATGATGGTCGTTTGGGATATTGTTGGATGCACCACTTTAAGTGTCACTCTGCAAGAGCGTGTCACACTTGGGCAAAGGGTGGGCCAATCACTGAAGATGAAAAATCATATGATTGGCAAAAACGTGCGAAGATGGATGAGAGAAAACTGACTGATGGTGAAAAGGATAAACTGAAGAGTTTGGAGAAAGATGTGTCTAAGAAAGATTTCATTGACCGATATGGTAAAGAAGAAGGTGAAGCAATCTATTATGCAACTTTGACCAAGATGGCCAAGAAACACGCAGAAGAGATACACGAAATGTCAATAGGTAAAATAATTCGTGATAAGATTTACAATATGACACATCCCAAAAAGATGGATAATCTTGTAAAAGCGTATGCAGATGCAGTTGCAGCAGATACCAAAAGAAGACATGGAAACAGTTTTCATGCTGGTGAGGTAGTCAGAAAACATGGTGCTGAAAGACAAGGTGTTGATGTAAGACAACTTATGGGTTATATAAACTCACTTGTTAAGAAGGGTGACATACCAGCATCATTAAAAGCACAGGATGAGATTGATGAGGAATACCTAGATGAAAAGATTGCTGGTCTTGTAAAGAAGTCAGATAAGTCTGGTGTACCATATGGTATTCTTAAAAAGGTTTACGATAGAGGTATGGCGGCATGGAGAACTGGACACAGACCAGGCACCACACCACAGCAGTGGGCCTTTGCCAGAGTCAATTCATTCTTGACAGGTGGTGGTGCAAGAAAGTCTGATGCAGACTTGTGGTCAAAAGCAAAAGGTGCAAAGAAGAAAAAGAAAGAGTCTTATGAGATTGGTAAAGATTATGGTGACCATACTCGTAAGGTAACGCCTGGTCAACAAGTAACTAAAGAGTCAATAGAAGAATGGTATTTTAGTGAGAGTGTAAGAGATAAATATGAACAGAGATATGGTGACGAGTGGTTAAGTAAATTAACCAAAACCTACCATGCAATGCTAGAAAAGGTTGAACCTTGTTGTGACGATTGTGCAGAACAATTTGACCATATTGTAGAGGATGCAGAGTATCAAGGTAGAAAAGTAAAACTGAATGACCCCATTCGCACAAGCGAAAACCCTAACAAGAAGTTTAAGGTTTATGTGAAGAATGAAAAGGGAAAGGTCGTAGTGGTTCGTTTCGGTGACCCAAATATGGCAATCAATCGTGATGACCCAGAGAGAAGAAAGTCATTTCGTGCGAGACACAACTGCGATGACCCAGGCCCAAAAACGAAAGCAAGATATTGGAGTTGTTTCCAATGGCGTGCTGGTGCAAAGGTCGATAATTAAGGAAGAAAAAATGAGATACGCAAAAACAATGAGTGAGGCCCTTGCAGATGTTCGTGAGGGGTTCTCCAAAAAAGAAATCAAAATGGCAATCGGTGTTGCGTCTGACCCAAGATATAAGGGTGGAAACTATACTGGTGCATTTAATGCTATCGAAAAGATTAAAAAAGGATTGGCAAAACATCCACAAGTTGCTGCTGTTCTGAAAAGACAAAATGAAGAGATATTTGAAAAGGTCAAGTGTCCTCATTGTGAGGGAGAGGGTTGTCCTAAGTGTGAAGGTAAGGGTTACATGGCAGATGCGGTTGATAAAGAAGATGAACCGTTTCTCAAGGACTTGATTAAGAATCTAAGAAAAGGTTCTGCAACTCACAGTAAACAAGCAGATGACTTGGAAAAGGCAGTCAAGGAAGATGGACACGCTGATGTTTCATCTGCGATGAGACAATGTAAGACAATCACAGAGGATGCAACAGAAATAGATAGTAAACTACGAACCATGAGTCCAGAGGACAATCTTCCTACATGGTGGACGAATAAACTTGCGGTTGCATCAAACAGCATGAATAAGATGAGAGATTACATTGTAAATCCAATTCAAGAAGAGACTGAACTTGATGAGGGATATGAGAAAGAGGTTCTTCTTATTCTCAAAGATGCTGGTATCTCTGGAAGTTTCAGAAGTGGTAGACTTTATGTAGATAAACAAGATGTGAAGGATGCAAAGTCAGCTCTCAAAGACTCAGACAATATTAAATCTTTACCAAGGATAGTAGGTGAAGAAACTGAACTTGATGAACAATTTGACTTTGTTCTATTAGACAAAGACAATAAGATTGTTGCAAGGGCAAGTGGTAAAAATGCAAAGAAAGAAATGGAAAGTAGTAAAAAGTCTGCACATCTACCACCGATGAGAATACCAAAAAATGAAGTTGGAAAGATGAAAATTGTACCAATTAATCCAAAGGATAAAAAAGGTATTGGAGACATGGTTCTCGCAATCGGTGAAGAAGTTGAACTTGATGAGGATAAGAGTTCAGCTGTTTATGACTTTGACCGACTAATTAAAGATGGTGGTCTTGATAAAAGAGATTTCCGAAAGGCAAAAAACTTATACGTTTCTGGTAAGTTGATGGATTTAAGAAAATTTATCTATAACTTAGATACCTCTCCACTAGAAGCAATCATGGATGTCATTGCAAAAAATGACCCAAAGGCATTTATGAAAATGTATCCAAAATCTAAAAAGGGTGAGTATATGTCTAGTATCGCCTACGCACATAAAGAAGAGGTGGAACTAGATAAATCATCTAGCCTAGATGAAGGTAAGATGAAAGGTCTTGCAACAATGGCACAGGAACTTGACATTGACTCAAAGGATGTAGATAAGTTAAAAAAACTGATGGTCATTTATACAAGAGCCATGAAACTCCCTTCTGGTTCACCAAAAGCAGATGCATTCAAAAGAGAAATTGCAAAACTAAGAAAAGACCTCAATATGGAAAGTATTGAAGTTGAAGACCTTGATGCTGTGGTTGTTGAATCTTGGGAACTTGATGAGATGAAAATGGATGACCCGAAGCTTCTGAAGATTTTCGACAAACTGAAGAAGGGTTCAACTGTAAAGATTAAGATTGATTCTGCCGTAAGTAAAGGTAAGGATTACAGAGAATTTACTGTGACTGCAAAGAACATTGTGGGTAAAGGTAAAAGATACGAACAAGAAAAGATTACACTGAAAGCAAAAGATAACCCAACTGGTGTAAAACATTTCTTATACAATCGTGATGGTAAAGTGACACTTGCAATTGGTGATATGGGTGCATCAATCGCCGATATCAAAGAAGATAATATGTCAGCGTATACTGCTGCTATAACTAAAGGAGTAAAATAATGTCAAAATATTTTGATACAAAACCTGGCAGTCTAGAAGAAGCCGTATCCGCTGCTCAACAGGCTGCAATCGCCATCTCCAAAAAGGAGAAAGGTGAGAAACCAAAAGATAAAAAAGATGAAGGTAACGCATTTGGTGCTGCCTTAATGGCGGCAAAGGAAAA